GTCCTGCTGATATGCCATAGCGGATAGAGTCTAGGCTCTGAAAGGTGTATTCCAGACACTCTCCATTAGCCATTAGCGGACAATGCTGGCAGACTTTAAGGGCTTGCACCGCTTTCTCAATAATCTGCTTACCCTTCTTGGTGTATTGCGTTTGGTTAATACTTACCTCGGGAAACCATAGTTCGGGGTCGTACTTCTCACAAGTCGGGCGTGGCGAGTCGTGGTTCATAGGTTGCCTATCGCTGTCCCTATAAGTGTGGCAATTACTACCATTAAAAGAAACATTATCGTAGTAATCCTCTCAACATAGCATAAGCAACTTCTAAACCAGCCACTAGATTAGACTCCCCGTCTAAATCTAAGCGTTCTATTCTCTGGTCTATTGCTTCAAGTGCTTCGTTTATTGCGTCGTTATGCGCTCTGATAGTATCCATTTTATTTTACCTCTCCCTGTTCGGTTAGTGTTCTTACCATTTTTCGTGCGTTGTTAAAGCGTAGCAGATTTCTAATACCCTCGGACTCTTTGCCCTTAGTTTTAATCTGCTTTTGAAATAATTCAAGGCATAAGTCTGCCTTTGCTTGCCAATACTCCAGCGTTGGTTTCATTAGTTGCCCACCTTAATCGGGACAAATCCTGCCCCACAGTCATCGCAAATAATCTCGCCACATTTGCAATCTGAGTATTCATCATCTATCGGTTGAGTGCTTTCGTGGGTGCAAGTTTCCTCGTCCCCGAAAGAAATCATTGCGTAACCTTTCATTTCTTGCCTCTCTTGTCGGTATGTTGCCTGTCCCTACCATTTAGCAGGGCACTTCCGCAATTCTAGCGGTTTAATTAAAGCGTGTCTAATAAATTGCTTTTGTATCTCTCGGCGTGTCGGCGCGTAGAGAGTAGCCCTGCAAGCGGTGCAATCGTAGAGCCACTCTCCCCCGTCGGTATCGTATCTGTAGCCTTGCTCTTTAATTACTTGCTCCCTTGTGTTAGTTCGATACCTAGTTTTGCATATGAGCGAATAAGTGCGCGGATACGGGTAGCGGTAAATTCTCCACTTGCCCATACCTCACCCCTTGCGTCTCTTAGTTCGGTGTAAGTTTTGGTGGTAGTCATTAGATATCCTCGCGGTCTAGTTGGCACCCGTGACAATCGCAAGTAATAGGGTATGCAATATCTTGCCACGCTTTGCGGGCTTGCTTGAGGCTGTCGTATTTCTTGAAAGCCCAATCGTTAGGGTTATTGCTTTTAATGCGATTTACTTCGCCATACTTGCAGATAGTCACGATTTCATAATGGCGTGGGTCGCTTGGCTCAAATCGGTTTGAGATGATTACGGCTAACCCGTTATCCTCTAAGGGCTTGAAATCGCTTATACGGCTAGAGAAATAGCGCATAGTTTGCGGGCTAAAGAAATAGCCGTTAGTTTTGCTTGCAATTTGGTCGTGGTGCCAAATTTGGGCGGGGTTAGTTGGATAATTTCGACACCCGTTGCAAGTGCAAGCAAAACGGGTCTCTTGATTTTTTTCTCTTACTTTCATTTCTTCTCTCTCTTTCGTTTTGAGTTGCCTAGATTTTAGGTACTCACTCACCCCCACCCTATCGCTAGGGCAGGGGCTAGTCAATAACTAAATAAATTGCTTGCTTGTTGCTAATACTTGCTCATAAGTCGCTTCTCCCTTGCCATACTTTCGGACGATAGCCCAAAAGGCAGGGTTAGACTTAATCGTCTCCACCATTTCGGCAGGGTGGCAATAGTGCGCCCCTGCTAGGGTCTCAACTAATTGTATTGCGGTCATTTTCTTATTCTCCTTTAGTTTTGTATCCATTTTGTATCACACTCATATCCTGCCACTTCGTAATTCCACTTACAATTAAAACTCTCGCGGTGGTGGGTGGCTAAGAATTGCGCGGTTAAGATTAGCCCAATTAGTAGGGCAATAGCCCTGATTCTTTTGCCCCGTTTAGTTAGTGCCATTATGCGCCTACCTTACTTGCCCCGTATCGTCTTGCCCGTGCTAGGGATAGGTCTTGCTTAGTAATCCCGTGCTTGTCGCATAGGTCTAATAGTCTTAACTTGCGGATTATGTAGGTCTTATCGTCTATTATTTTATCTAGATTCTCTCCCGCTAGGTCTTCAAGCGCGAGATAGATTTCATCTATTAGGTTTATATCTGCCATTTCTCTATCCTCTCATAGATTCACCCGATACTTTCGGGCTAGTGCCCCCGTGAGCCTTTGAGACTCTAGCCTATAGCGCGGGGGCTTTTGGTGCTTATGCGTCTATCGTCGCGAGGGTCTCTCTCTTTTTGGTCTCTGTCCAAGTGGAAGCGAAAATAAACTTACGAGCGTCAAAGCGTGGATTAGTCTGCTCTAGGGCTTCGGCTAGATTTTCGGCTAGTGCTTCCAAAGCCATTTGGTCAATAATTCCGTCGCTCTCGCGTAATACCTTTGCAATTAGTTCATAATCTTTGCGTGTCATTTTTAGTTCCCTGCCTTTTCGTTTAGTTGGGTGAGAATTCTAGCCTTACGCTCTGCCAAGTCAGCGTTTAGGGCTTTGCGGTGTGCTTTTGCTGTAAATTCAATATCATCAGACCACCCGAATTTATCCTTAATCACGGGTGCGATTTTCTCCAATAATTCTACGAGACCTTCGCGAGTTGCTAGAAAATTTCCGCGATATTCACCTAGTGAAAGTCTCTCGTCCTCTCTGGCGATTAGGTCGAAAATTAGTTCGGCTTGTGAGTTATTGATATACATTTTTTACCCTTTTCGGTTCGTTCGGTAAGCCCTGCGCCTACCGATAAACGAACATTAACACCTTCGGGCGCGTCGCGCAACTATTTAGCCTGTTGCGTTGGTCACAAAATGGTCAGAGATTATTAGTACATTTGTTCGAATAATTGGGGCTTTCGCAAGGCGTTTAGCGTCCCCCAATTGGGATAATCGGAAGGGTTAAGGGTTAAAGGTCTGCCCCCAAAATGGGGAAGGTGTGCCTAGTGTTGGCGGTATTGACTCTCCCCCACCCCACCCCGACCAACTCTCCTTGCCCCACTAATCGCCCCCAATTCCCCCCAATTCGGTAGTAAAAGAATTCAATTCGCTTTATATTCGGTTTAATATATGTCCATATTTTGAGAGGCTTGCGTCTCAGTATGTGAGACGGAATTAAAAATTTATGGGGGAAAATCGTGGGTAAGTATTTATTCAACCCAGGGGTTTTTTAACCTGCGGTCGCTTTTCTACTACTATCCCCCCAAATATTTTTTCTAAATATAGGCTGGTAAATCTCATATATTGAGACAAATAAAAAAGATTTTTTTACGTGAAACTAGCGTGTTATACTGCTTATATGAATTGTGACCAAACTCACAGGAATAAAGGCGGGATAAAACCCATTTATCCCACCCTATATATAATAGGGGATAAAATAATTTATCCCCGTCTAAGTTCGGCTCACAAGGGGCGAGCCTCACGAGTCCCCGCAGTTGAGACGAACTCTGGTCAGGCAGGGGTTCCACCCACTGCCTTCCCCAATTGGGAGAGAGTACGAGGGCCTTTAGGGCCCGATGTACGAACGACCCCAAGCAACGCCCTAGGGCTGCAGATGGGCGTTGCTATATAAGGGGGTTAAAAAAATTATGAGTAAACCAAAATCTAATACTTACAAACTTGCCCCAGGTGCATCAATACCAGCCCCTGAAGCCAAGCAGAAACTTATCGCCCTCATCAATGATGGGCTCACAGTTGAAGATGCTTGTCGCGCAGTTGGCAAGTCAGTAAAGTCATATGAGTATTACCGCGCATCAGACCCTCAGTTCAAAGAGGCCATAGACCTCGCCCGAACTATTGCCAAGCGCAACGGGGTAATCTCAGATGAAGACAAGAATGTTTCCTTTGAAGAGTTCCGCGCCAAGTATCTAAACTCCACCACCTTCGACCATCAGAAGAATATCGTCTCTCTGTTAGAGGATGGGGAACCAGCCTGGCTACACGGTAATATGATTTATGAGCCAGGGTTCAAGAATTACGTCCTGGTTAATATGCCGCCAGAACACGCCAAGTCTATGACGGTCTCAATTGACTATGTGACCTACCGAATTGTTACAGACCCAAATGTCCGTATCAAGTTGGTCTCTAAGACTCAGCAGATGGCAAAAGAATTCCTTTATGCTGTAAAGCAAAGATTGACCGCGCCAGCGTGGATTGAACTCCAAAGACGCTACGCTCCAGTGGAAGGCTTTAAGGCTACCGCTGAGAAGTGGACCCAAGACGCTATCTACCTAGAGCGCGACTCTGGTGAAAAGGACCCTACCCTACAAGCGCTAGGTATTGGTGGTCAGATTTACGGTGCACGTGCCGACCTCATCATTCTTGATGACTGTGTTACTTTGGCAAACGCTGGTGAATACGAGAAACAAATTCGTTGGATTCAACAGGAAGTTTTAACTCGTGTTGGTCCTACTGGAAAGATTCTAGTTGTAGGTACTCGTGTTGACCCGATGGATATGTACCGAGAGATGCGTAACCCAGAACGCTACC